ACCATTGTAGTTGTTGAGGTTGGCAACGGTTTGACCGTTAGCCGTACCCGGCTGACCTTGCTTGAAGATGAACGATTCAACTTCTTGCGTAAGAGCGCGCGATTGCTCAGGCACGAACTTGGCTTCGAGTTGCGAAGCGTAGAACAGGTCCTGTTGAGCCTTACGCGTGATGTACGTACCAGCACCTTTGTACTCGGTGATCGAGAAGTTGAATTCACCGGTGTCGAGGGCTTGCATCTGGATCGACTCGTCTTCTTTATAATCGAAGATGTTGAGCTGACCAATCGACGGAATCGTGAACGTATCACCATCCGAGAATTCGCCTTGAATCCATTTAACGTACGTAGAAGCCATCCGCATATCGTCGGTGAGCACTTCTTTGAGTTGGCTCGACCAGACTTCAGCGCGAACGAGCTGAGCCATGTTGGCAGTGGTATGACCAGTACCGAGAGTCATAGTTTAATTATCCTTTAATTAGCGTTTAATACCAGCGGCAGCCATGGCCTTTGCCATGATTGCATTTTGAACTTCTTGAGACATTGCTTTGTTACGATCTGTTTTCAGGACATCGCGAAATTCCTGCATAGGATCGACATTAGGTGTCTCGGTCATATTCGTGCGAATGTTACCCATTGTCGGGGCACCATTGACGGGGCGTTGAGAATTCTCAATGCCGAACAGCTTAAACAGTGCTTGGGGGGAGTTAAGAGCGATAGCATCGAGGGCTTGCACAGTCATGCCAAGCTCAGAGGCTTTAGCATTCATGGCTTCAATAGCTTTGTCTTGTGTACCGTACTGTCGTAACAGGGTACTAGAGACTTCAGCTTTTGCTCGCTCACGACGTTCTTTCTCAGCTTTCTCGCCAAGAAACTTGTCTAGCTTTTGTTCGAGGCTTGTATCATCAAGAACGCTTTGCACGGGGGCGCTGGTCGGCGCTTGGCTCTGCGGTGGATTAGCACTCTGTTGTAGTTTCAATTGCTCCATTGCTTCGGCAAGAGTAATACCAGCGGCACGTTCTTTTGCTTCTGCTTCCAGTCGCTGAATGTGGGCTTCCTTGTGAGCAAGGGCTTTCAACATTTCTGCTGGGTCGTTTTTATACTTCTCAGCAACAGCATCAAGGTTAGGTTCAATTGTAGAGGTGAACATATTGGTCATATGTTGAGTTAGTCCTTTTTAGATAATGGGTTCTCTTTGGTCAAGAGTAGTAATTCTTTTAGCGCGCGTATATAACCTTCTCTGTCGGCTGCTTTATAAGCCCAAGAAGGGGAGTCATAGTCTTTAACAGAAACTCGTTCTGTTTCGTCTATCTTAGTTCTAATTACCGTATCCAAACGGTTAAGAAGAAATTTGCTATTCGTGAGTTGTAAAGCCAGTCGATCAGCTTCATCATTTGGTAAACCATTAAACCATAGGGGTAAAAACATTTATTATCCTGCTGTCATCAACCCTTGGCCTTGAGGCATTGCTGCCTGAGAGCCTTGAGGGCCGGGAGGAGCGCCAGGTATTTGATTAGGTATTGCTCCACGTTCCATCAGTACTTGCTGACCGTCAGACTGCATCTGTTGAGTTTCAATGGATTCAACAACACGAATGTTATCTTCAACCAAGTCATACTGTTCAAGACCTAGCAGTGTTTCAATGAGATCGGCAATACGCTTACCAGAGAAGTGGACTGAGATGGAGGGGTCTTGATACAACGGAGAGGCAGAAAGTTGAGTTAAGTTTTGAAGCAGGTTTGCGTTACGAGCAAAGCGACGAGCACCAATGGGGCGAATCTTGCCTACTGCAACGAGGTCTTCTTTAGTGACCTTGAGGAATTCATCGAAGTTGAAATCTTCATCTTCAATATTTCTGCGAGCTAATTCAAGCATCGCGTTAAGGGCGGGCTCCATGAACACTTCTTCAAAATACGAAGTCTTGTTAATGAAAATCTTGTTACGGGCTTGGTCCATAACCTGGACTTCGTAAGCAGTCTTTTCACCCGGAGTACGGAATCCGGCTGCTTCAGCAGGAGCGCCTGCAAACATTTCCATCTTCTGTTCAATCATTGCCACTTCAGTTTGAAGTTGCAGGATTGTAGCGTCTGGATGCATAAACTCTACATCACCTTCTTCAGAGACGTAGATTCGTTCGTTAGGTCCGTAGTTGAAGTGTTCAACAGCGCCTTTGATCTTAAGGACCGGTTGGACAATCATGTCCATACCATCGGCCTTGGTGTTCTCGAGGTGGTTGATTCTGTACTGCATGCCCACGATGTTATCGAGAGGGCCCATTGCGTACAGGTTGTCGGGTCTTACTCTCCATCCGGCGTGGAAGAACGGCGCTTTGCCGAACCAGTTATCCAGTTGTACTTTACGAATAATATAGCAGCGATCCACAATAGTGATGCAATGATTACGGTAAAGAGTTTCAGTTTCTGGATCATAAATGTCGCCATAGAAGTCAAGAATTTCGACTGTGTCAGACTTCATATAGTCTTCCCACGTGCCGAAGCCGTCAACAGTGTATTGTGAGTCTTTTGCAACCTGTCCCATGGACGAGACAGCTTTCTTGCGGAGTTCTTTGACTTTATCAAATACTTCAGCAAGATAACCCTTCTCAGGGCAGTCTTCGATGGCGGCCTTCAGCTCGCCCATGCGCATTAAGGAGCGAATGATCTTGGGTGTATCTTCAAACCTAGCAGCAGTCGGATCAAAGACAATATCTTCAGGAGAAATACGAACTAACGCGGGACCGACGTACGTTTGGTGCGTTTCACCGGATAGTTCATTTGTGACTTTCTGATTGCGATATTCAATAGTGGCAAAACAATTACCATAATCAATGTAGTCCAGAATGCATTTGTTGAGTTCAACATTGAACTTGCTCTGCCGTAGCTTATTCCGCATGTAAGCGGTAATTACATTTCTTTTTTCTTTAGTTTGCGAAGAAGCATCATCACCTTCCCAGGTAATTGCTTGATCGTTTGGATAAAGAGCGGCGATATAGTTTGCATAAAGATTGTCCCGGATTTGACAAAGTTTAGGAATGTGGACACTGTTTTTCCACGGTAGATTTCCTGAAGTCGTCGTACGAGTGTCTGTAGCGAAGATATATTCACGCAGTTCCTTTATGAGCCGCTTCCAAGGTGCACGGCGGGATTCCCACTCAACAAACCGCAAAGCGATATTGTTGGCGAGTTTGTCGCCGTCTGCCCATTCCATGAAGTCAATAGTAGTTTGCATATTCATTTAGCCTGCGAGACCGCCAAACCTGGGGTGTCCTTGTAATTGATAAACATTTGAATCGAAATTAACTCCGAGGTTACGGGAAGGGGCTACTGCAAATACCATAGCGTTAGAAACAGCGTCTTTACAGTCGTCATGTGGAGGGAACTGAAGAACAAGTTCGTCTTCAAGAGTTTGGATGTTACCTACACGAGCATGCCATACTTGCATATTCATATAACGAGGATCGAGAATGGCCTTTAAGCGTTCTTGCTTGGTGCCGTCATGCTTAGTTGGCTTGACTTCTTCGATAGACAGCATAATACCATTAGGCTTTAGGTAGGATTCTTTTAGTTCGTTGATGAGGGGAACAGCGCCAGAAACCGCTTCAACAATGAGCTTTTTGAAGTCCCACTTTTTATGTAGTGCCAGCAGGTGCTCAAAGTGTTCTTTAATTGAACGAGTTTTGTATCTGTCCAAGTCAAGAACGTAGTAATTTCTGTCTGCATCAATGCCCACAATGGCGATAGCGGTATAATCCGATCTAAAAGATAGAGTATAACTAAAGTCAACAGCGGCAGTAATATTAATACGTTTACCGGAGATATACCAGTGTCCATTGGTGTGCTTTAACTGTATAGGGTCGAAATATTGGAAGCACTTACGATCAATCGCGCCTTCAGTGGCTGCGTTTGGTTTGTTGTAGTACTGAGCGAAGAATTGTGTTTTGTCTAGGTATTTAGCGAACTTAGTCTGCCAAATCTTTTGGTCAAAGCCGTACCACTTACCATCTTCACGTTGTTGTCTGGGCCAGAGGAATTGACCAGAGCCGTCTCCTCTGTCTTCGATTTCACGTTCAAAGACTTCGTACACAGGAAGCTTATCAACTTCATTACCCTCGTCATCAAACGTAGAGTAAGTCATGGTAAGCATTTCGTTGTAGAGGTCTTTAGGGTGGTACCTAGTACCTACAACCACTTCCCTAGCCTCAGCAGCCTCAATAGACGCAAGGAAGGAATATTGGCGATTGACTTTTTCTCTGCCTTCTTGAGTATAAGCATTATCTCCAGTAACAACATCGTCAAGTATCGCTATGTCAAAGTGCAGACCAACAATAGAGGTCGTAAGACCGGCAGTCATAATAGAAGGGTCTCTGATACCTTCTTCTGCACGTTTGGGATGGTCTACTGCAATTTCAGTAGTAGTCCACCTTTTACGCTTACCTTCTTCTTCGTTGACCATTTCAGGCCAATAACGTTTATAGATAGAAGAAGTCAGGATGTCCTTCATAAAGCCAAGTTGTTTCTCGGCCAGAGAAGAGGTATTAGAAATATAGAGAATGCGCTTAGTGGGATCACGGGTTAGTTCCCAGACAGCGTAGAAGGCTGCATAACGGGACTTACAGTGATCTCGAGGAAGAAGGATCAGTTGGTGGTTAGACGCTTCTGATCTTGTCATCCACTGGCACAGTTCTTGATGAACCATACCAAAGACGTTCTTAGGCACTACAAGGCGAATAAAGGATTCTAAAGATGCTTCGGCCTGTTCACGAGTCTCCCTTAGTTTACGCTGAGACTCTGTTTCAGCTGCTTCAAGAGATACATGCTTAGCCAAGTTACTTCTTCTTCTTCCTTGTTTTAGCCCGCTTACCAGAAGCAGTTCTGTCAAAAGAACGATTCTTAGAAGGGGCTTGATGACCTAAGTTACTAGAACTATTATTGTGGGTGTTGTTGTCTTTGTGGGCTACGTCTTTACCGTCGCCCGGCTTATCCCACCCCTCACGTTGTGCTTTTCGACGTGCCTTGTTATTTCGTGCACGTTGTTTCTTTGCAAACGGAGTGGCGTTATATTTCCTGCGGGCTCTACGTTGAGCTTCTGTTACTGGACGCGCCATAGGGGTTACGGCCTGTACATAAGTTCAACAAAATAGCTTTCAAGAGTCATTGTGTCTGCTGCGTTAGCTAATTGCCCAGTGATCACAATAGTAGTATCTGCACCGGTATTGACGGTGCTTGTTGCCGGGGCAACTGAAGTAGGGGCCATAACGTTTGAGAGACCCGATGCAGTACCAATCTGCGAAGACAAAGAGTTACGGTTCTGAATAAGCCTATAAGTGTGCATATTCGTTTGTGTGGTCTGGGCAGAACCTAAATAATCAGTGCCCCCGATACCGCCAAACCTGACCCGGGCTGTTTTTGCGTCAACAGAATTTGTATTCGTGACTATTGTAGTAACACGAATGATACCATTAGGTCCCATAGAATTTGCTGGGATATTAATAGTAGCAAGAATGGTCTCTGAGGTAGTCGCTGTTAAGGGAACTGCTACCGCAGAATTAGCAAGTACTGTGAAGTTTTTGGATGCTCTGTAAAGAGGCATGTTGTGTTACTCGAATTCAGTTACGCGAACAGAGCCAGACGCCCAGATACCAGTAATGGGGCCAGTATAGCACTGACCTTCCATCATTGGCAATTCATAGAAGTCTTGATCGTTCATGGTGAATGAGTTAGATGTAGCCGAGGCGGTGCCTCCGCTGAGATCAATATCCACCGCAACGCCAGAATCATTATGAATCGTGGCACCTTTACGACGAGTATTGGCTGCCAGTACAGTTACCGAAGCACCTGTACCGGTTACGTTTGATTTAGTGCCAAGCGCTGCCATAGTTATTAGACCGTGGCAGAGAACGGAGTGGCAGCAGTGCCCGAGATAACAACAGTGCCGTCAACAAGCCAGCGGTTAGTGGCAATGTCTTGAACAGTGATCGTTTCGCCAATACGGACCGAACCAGTCGTAGTACGATTCAGTGTAATGGTGTCAGAAGCAGCGGCAGTACCAAACGGAGCAAGAGCGCCGGTGGTCGTGTCAAGCGTTTCAATAACACCAACCATAATATCGGAGCTGTTGGCAACCTTGATAATGTGGCTGTTGGACGTAGCAAGGGCGGACACAACGAATGTAAAACAATCGTTAGAGCCGGTTGCAGCAGGCAGGGTAACCGTAGAACCTGCGGCAGTGTTCAGC